TATCATCGACAACCTGCTCCTCCATTGGCGCAATAGAACGGATCACCTCCTTTCTTTGAGAGCGCATGTCTGTGCCCTCGTTTGCTTCAATGCGCTGCATTAGCAGCTCTACTTGCCCTTCCAACTTCTCGGTTCGGCGTTGCTCACGCTCAAGCTGCTGCTTTAGTGCAGTTACCTGAAACTGTGTTGAGTTAGCAGCTTCAATCCAATCGTTTGCAATTTTTACAAACTTGGAAAGAGTGCCAAGGCGTCGTTTTACGTCGTCTGAAGTTTCAGCAAGCTGCTCGACTGTTTTGAACCCCATGTGCTGCAATTCGCGCAGCGCACTGCCATTCAAAGGTGCCCATTCCTGTAATGGGGTGCCGCTCTCAATCGGCGCATTGCCTGACTGAAAAGCTGCATAAAGTTCTGGATATTCCTGAATGTCGTGCGGCTCAATGCGCCTTACTGTCTCATCGCCACCAGGGTATTGAATGGAAACGCTTGGAATCTCGTCAAAAACAGCGCGACCAGCAGCAAGACTTTTGTCGCGATTTTCTTGATAGGCGTTAAAAAACTTTACATTTGCTCCGTGGTATCGCTTCTTTCGAGTGTCACCACCGTTCATTAGGCTGTTCCAATCAATTTGTGACATTGTTTGTCTCCCATGTAGACAGGTTTAGCCAATGGTTACATGAAACACTGCTTTGTACTAGGATGTTCATGTGCCCTCTAAAACGTCTAGTCGAGTTTGTAGAGAGGACACTTGCGCTGACAATTCTTGTATTGCTTTGCAAAGAACAGAAACTAATCTGTCGTAGCTCACGCCGTCTGGCAACCCGTCGCTAGTTTTGCTGACAACCTCTGGCACCACGGTTGCCATTTCTTCGGCAATAAACCCAACATCCTCGCGACCACTATCCTTGTATGAAAATTGCCGTGATTGCATTGCTAAAACGGCTGATAGCCCGTATGCGGAATCGCGCACGTTGTCCTTGTAACGCAGCGAAGAAGTGTCATACGTCCACTGATTGTTAGTGGTGTCATATTTCATGGCATTGGTGCCAGCGCCAGTGCCAATGCCTATAACCTTGGGCGTTGCGTTGAAATAAATAGTGGGAACAGCACTGTAAGCGCCGCCACTGTAAGCCGCAGAATAGTTGCCAATGGATACAATCGTTGTGTCGGCAACACGCGCAACAAAAGCAGAACCGTCGCCTGTGCTTGTTGTTCCGCCGCTGACTGTAATGTAGTTTTGACCAGTACTTCCACCAACCGCAATTTTCTCGCTCGTAAATACTGGTGCCGAAGTCCGATTAACTAGCAAACATCCGTTTGAGTTAAGCGCACACACGGCGGAATTTGAAGAATTTACAAACGAAAAATGATTCGCTGTAGGACTCGCCGATGTTTGCTTGACGTAAAGTCCAATGGTAGCAGCATTATGGTAGACACTTAATCTTCCACCGGAAACGCCGCTGTCTCCAATCGTGCAACCGTCTAGAAGATCCTTTCTACCGCCAAAAATTTGCGTACCGTTGCTGACTAAGCCTCGAATCGCATTAGTGGCACTTGGAAGGTGTAGCGTATGAGTGTTGGAAGCTGACGCCCAATACGGCTGACCGCCGCTATTACCGCTGCCTATAGCAAAAGTTTGCGTTGCGCCTGTCTGAGAATTTAGGCTGGAAATGCCACTAGCACCGCCTTCTTGCAGCGTAACGATGCTTTCAGTGCCGCTCTGCACTTTTTTGAAAAACAGCTTGCCATCGTAAACATTGATCGCAAGTTCGCCTTGCTCAAGCTGCGTTGTTGTAGGAACGCTGCTTGCGCTAGTGCTACGGCGAATTTTTATGGTGTTTGCCATAATAAGAAACATGCGGGGAGAGCTATACAAGCCCCTCCCCGCTTTTTATTAGAAGGAACCGCCGTCAAAAACCACGTTGTCGATGCTACCGCCAGAAATGCTTACATTGTTAGCAGCCTGGGTCGCAATCGTTCCAAGTCCGAGAGTCGTGCGAGCTGCCGACGCATCAGCATCGTCAACCAACGAACGCCCGAAGCTGCTGAAGTCAGCAACTCCGGCAGATCCCGAACCAGTAAAGTACGGGAGTTTGTCTGCTGCACTCGTGAGTCCAGCTAACGCGCCAAGGTTTGCCGAGTACGCCTGGACGTTTGTCCCAATTACTAGACCCAACGTAGTGCGCGCATCGCTTGACGAAGCATCATCAAGCAAGGAGCGCGAGAACGTCGTAGTCGTCACATACTCAGCAGTTTCAGCGTCCGAGTATCCGACCAGTTTAACGTCGCCAGCAGCAAATGCTCCACTCAGGTCAACGATTGCCTGAAGTCGCTCATCCTGCGCTTGAACATCAACGCCAATTTCCACGCCAAGATTTTCTCTTGCCGTTGCTGCATCGCTCGCACCAGTACCGCCATGCGCTACTCCAACGTCAGTGCCCTGCCATGAACCAGCGGTTACTGCACCAGCGGCGCTAACAGTAAACAGCGAAGTCTCATCGCTGTTTTGCAGCTCCATGAGGTTCGCTGACTGGCTTGGTCGTCCAGTAACGATAAAACCCTTTGTGGAATTGCTGTTTATTTCAACATGGAGTTGTGCGCCTGGCGTGTAGCGATTAAGACCCCAAGAGTTAGTCTCAAGCTCAATCGTAGCTGGCCAATTCCCATTCAGATTTCCACCTGAACGCTGAAGATACATTTTGCCACTGAAGAGACTCCATGTGGCATCGCGTCCCCCTTCAGTGTTGTGCAACGTGAGGGCAGCGTTTGAGGCGCTGACAGTCATGTTGCTGCTGAATGTCTTTTCTCCGGCAAAAGTCTGTGAGCCAGTAGTAACCAGACCTCGATTTGTTGAGCTTGCGCTTGGAATGTTGAAGGTGTGCGTCGTACCGTCTGACGAAATACCAAAATCCGTTCCTGAAGATCCAGCAGCGAAAGTTTGGGTGTCACCTGTCAGTCCGTTTAGCGAACTAATTCCGGTGTCAGCCGCAGCAGCCCACACAGCATCAGAACCCACCTTTGTGAGAACCTGACCAGCCGTTGCCGAGCTTACAGCCGACAGTGCGTTAATCGCAGCCTGTGCAGTGGTCTGCCCTGTTCCACCGTAAGCAATACCTACAGTCGATCCCTGCCATGTTCCTGAGCTAATTGTTCCAACGCTTGTGAGCGAGGATGAAGTAACGCCAGAACCAAGTGCGCTGCCAGTAAGAACATCAGCTCCATCGATCTGGAACTTCTTGCCGGAAGCAAGATTAAGGTGTTCCGAGCTGGTCCAAGCATCAGAAGCATCGTACCAAACAATCGTCTTGTCAGTAGTGCCCTTGAGGATAATACCGCCGCCGTCGGCAGAAGCATCGCTAGGCGTAGCAACTACACCCATCTCAATGTTCTTGTCCTCAACCTCAAGCGTCTGAGTATTGAGTATGGTTTCTGTGCCATTTACGGTCAGATCGCCGTTTACAACGAGATCCTGAACAGTAAGATCACCACCTGAAAGATTTAGGTCCTTGTTAGCATCAACCACAAGCGCCTTGCTTGCAGAAGCGGTGCCAGGGGTTACATCGTCAAGTTGATTAAGTTCAGCAGCGTTGGCTGTAACGGAAGCGCCATTCAACTGAAGCGAGTTAATGTTTACGGTAGCAACAAAAGACTTGTCACCGTCAATGGTCTGATTGCTGGTAAGATCAACAAAAGCACCGGAACCGCCGATAGCGATAATGGTGCTAGCTGCTGTCGAATTGCCACCCTGTCCGTAGTAGAGTTTTCCGTCTACTTCGTTAAATGCCAACTCTGCGTTTACCAGACTTGCAGGTGCGCCAGCCGATCCCGTTAAGCGCCTCTTAATGCGAATTGTATTAGCCATTAGAAATTTCCCCCGTCAGTGACGTTAGTTGTTATCCAAGCGTCCAAAGCTACATTGTACTGAAGAGTGTCTCCACTTATCAGACCATCCTCGACAACTGGCTTTCCCGCTATTGTGCCTTGAATTTCCTGAGACAACTCGACTGCAACTTCAGCAGCCAAGCCTAAACCCATTAAATCTTGTGTGAGTGACATACCTACACAAAAAAGTGGGGGTCCGTACTGGCACCCCCTGTTTGACTATGCGTTCAAACGAATCGTGTCTACTGCGTACAGCTCAACCGCCGCTGCCGGGGTTGTCGTGACGCAAGTAACCACGTTCGCAAACTTAACAGCCGGAGCCGTTGCATCGTCGTCAGCAACACCTGCGGTTGTTGTGGTGTAAATTGCTGCACCACCTACACAGTTTGCCGCAACACGTCCCTTGATCCCTGAACCACTGCCACCAGCCGCAGTGCCGCCAACCCATACCCAAAGGTATTCATTGTCGAGCGCAGCAACCTGAGCAGCACCACCCTGAATAAGAGTAGTTCCGTCGTTTGTCTGTGTTACAGACGAAGCCTGTCCATCCTTGGTGATGATTACCCAGTCATACCGTGTAATCGCACCATCAGCCTGAACAAACAGCCAACGTCCATTTGGGTCCTCCCCAATGTCCATCAACTTTGCAGGTAGCGGAATGGTTACGCCATCCCAAGTTTTATTGCCGTTTACTCCAAAAGATCCCGAAGCACTCATGTTCTGTCCCTCCTACTTAAGCGTAAATAACAGCCTGAAGTGCAGGTGCAGCACAGCACAGGTTGCCTTCAACAAGAATTACTGTGAAGAAAGCATCCTGATCTACTGGACGGTTCATCTCTGGTGCGAGCGGCTTAAAGTCTGCCCCTCGAACCATGTCAAACGACCAGTACTTCGTGTTTAGAAGTCGGCATGAGTTAGTCTCAAGAACACTTGAGCCATAGCCGCCATCAAATACGAAGCTGCAACCGTCATACTCCATTACACGGAAACCAGCGACCGCCTTCTTAGTTGGAAGGGCAATACGCTGAATTGCAGTAAGGGAGCTGTGCAGAAACTTCCAGGCAGTGCGATCCATCATTCCAAGGTCAGGCATTTCACTGCCGCGAGTAACCTGGGAAAGCGTATCGGTGATCGTCTCCTGTACGTTTGAAGCCGACAACGTGACGTTTACAGCCAAGTTGCGAGCAAACGTATTGGTCGAACGATCAATCTGTCCGTAAGTGCCAGACGAAGGTGAAGTGCTTACAGCCTTCTTAATGCCGTCAAACTCAAGACCACCGGAACCTGTTCCGTCGCCGCGAAGCGAGGTGGATACCGTGTTCTTCAGGCGGGCAATAGCTGCCTTCATCTTGCTTTCAGCAAGATCAAGAAGCTGTGCCTGATCGCGGTTAGCACGACGGCTACGACCGTCAATCGCTACCGGCTCATAGCACTGCTTGATCGCAAACCGGAACGCAGTCATATCGTCGATTGCGTCTAGGTTAAACGAGCTAAAGCCGCTGTAAAAGCCGCCTACTGCTGAGTCATTGTACATTACCGGCTTGCGGAGTTCGTATCCCCCCGAAAACCTACGGATGAGCCCCTGGTCGTCAAGCGCCATGAGCAACGGATTGTGGTGCATGATCTCGTCAGCAATATCCTCGCTCTGATCGAACAAGGTTGCTACGATTGCTTCCTCTAAGTTTGCCATTTTTGGTTGTCCTAAAAGTTATTGGGACAACCACAAACTTACTCGCCGACGAAGCGACGCCGCAGGTTGTCCCGTAAATCTTTTGCTTTTATCTTGGGAGTCCCCGAACCAGCGGAGCCAGATATAGAGCGAGAAGCTGTTTTTGCTTGAGCAACAACAGCCTGTTTTTGTTCTACAACCGACTTTGCAGCCATCGCAGAATTGAGGCTGGAGAAAGTCGGATTTCCGGCGACAACGTAATTGTAGGCAGTTTCTAGGATCTCTTCGGGAGAGCTATACCTACCAGTCGCCGACAAGCCTTGTACTATCGGTGCCATTTCAGCTTCTAACTGCGAAGCTGTTTCAGCATCCCGAAACAAGGGCTTGGTTTTCATAAAGGATTCTACAAGCCGCTCATTGTAATAGGCAACTGCGTTTTGTTTCTCTTGCTGCTGAATTGACTGAAATTTTTGTTCTGCAATTTGCTCTGCCTCTTCACGAGTCAAATAATTTGCAGGTTGCTGTGGCTGCTGTGAGTATCCGTTGTAAAGCTCTTGCAGGTTGACCCCGTAAGAATCAAGCCACTCTAACGCTGTTTGAACCGGATTAGCTTGCATAGCCTTGTCCCAAGCAATCGACCGCTTGGCTATGTCAGCTACGCTAATGCCATGCTTGGCATAGTCGTTCTCGTACTGCTTTAACACGTCGTACACGCCAGAAGTCTGCTGCTTTAGCTGCTCAACCTCCTGCATTTTACGCTGGTAATCGCTGCGCGTCTCATACGCCCTACGATTCATGTACTGCTGCAAGACGTGTGCATTGTCAGGAGTCGGATTAAGAAATGCGTCCTTTTCCTGCCTATTCATGTCAGCAGGTGGCACCAGTGGCACACGCTCAACTACTGAAGCAACTTCGTTTGAGGCTTGAACAGGGCTTTCAGACGGCTCAATAGGTGCAACGGTCGCATCACTTGCACTTTTATCTAAATGCTCAGAAAGAACGTCACGTATGCTTCGC